CAACTTTGCTTCAGTTCTCGACGTTGCCCCGAAAGACATTGAGAAGCCCAAGCCCCTTCCGGCCGGGACTTACGTCTGCACCGTCAACGGCTTGCCGAAGTTCGACAAGTCCACGAAGAAGGGTACAGACTATGCTGAATTCATCTACAACATCGTGGGTGTTCAAGACGATGTGGATGAAGATGCTTTGAAGGAAGTCGGTGGCTGGCAAGGCAAAACCATCCGCGACACCTACTACCTCACGGAGAACGCACGTTATCGGCTTAAGGAGATGCTGATGAACTGTGGCCTTGACCCGACGGACTACAAGACGCTCGGCGAAATGGTCGAGTCGGCTCCGGGTTGTCAGCTGTTGGTGTCGATCAAGCACACACCTTCCGCCGATGGCACCGCCGTCTATGCCAATGTGGCAGGGACTGCGCCTGTTGAGTGAATGAAACCGGAGGGGCGCAAATGCCCCTCCGACTTCTTTTGGGAGGAACTATGGCAGAGCGCGATCCAATCCTTGTCGAACGTGAGAAGACGCATGGATCATTCAAAAAGAACGCTGAAGTGTTTAACCAACTCTGTGGTGCAATTCCTGATGTGCTTGAGGGTCCGCAGCGTCTTGCTGTCACAATGATCCTTGTTAAGATCGCAAGAGCCTGTCAAACCCCACACGTGAAGGACCATTGGGACGATATCGCCGGTTATGCCAAACTCGGAGCGGAAGCCTGTGAAGATAATGATCGTAGGTGAAGCCTGGGGCGAGGCCGAAGAAAAGGCCCGCCTCCCATTCGTTGGCGCTAGCGGCTACCACCTAAACCAAATGCTCGACGAAGCAGGCATCCGCCGCGCCGACTGCTTCCTCACAAACGTTTTTAACCTCCGCCCAGCGAACAATGATCTTTCCAACCTGTGCGGACCCAAATCGGAGGCCATTCATGGTTACCCATCCATCGGACAATCACGATATATACGAGCAGAGTTTGAGAGTGAAATCACCCGTTTGGGTGACGATATTCTTGAGTGTGATCCTAATATTATCATCTGCTGCGGTAATACTCCCCTCTGGGCTTTGGCTGGGCGGACAGGTATCAGCAAACTTCGCGGTACTCCTATTCTCTCTACTCACTGCGTCAGTGGCTATAAGCTACTTCCTACTTATCATCCGGCAGCTATACTACGTCAGTGGGAACTTCGACCAGTAACAGTGATTGATCTAATCAAGGCCCTACGCGAATCAGAATATCCGGAAATCCGCCGACCGGCTAGAGAAATCTGGATCGAACCGAGTCTTGAAGATATAGAAAGGTTTATCAATGAGCACATCAATGGATGTCGAGAACTTGCTATCGACATTGAAACGAGTGGAAACAGAATTACGTGCATCGGCTTATCTCCACAGCCAGCTATCGCCATCTGCATACCTTTCGATGACGAAAGAAAGCCGGGAGGAAATTACTGGCCAACTCAAGAAGATGAATTATTTGCTTGGAGTTATATTAGGACGATACTTGAGGATCGAGGAATTAGAAAAGTATTTCAAAATGGCATGTACGACATTGCGTTCATTCTCCGAAGCACCGGAATCCGTGTCTACGGCGCCACCCATGACACAATGCTTCTCCACCACGCCCTCCACCCAGAATCCCTCAAAGGACTAGGCTTCTTAGGCTCTGTCTATACGGATGAATCTGCGTGGAAGGATGAACGGAAGGGGACGGCAACGATTAAAAGGGATGAGTGATGGGCTTCTCGCCAGGTTTTTTCATAAGCAACAATGTCGAAGTGCACTTCGAACTCCGCACGGATGTGATTGTCCTGTGGAATAACGACGAGTCACAGGCAATAATGCGTCTCACAGCAGACGAAGCAAAAAAAGCTTTAAAACATCTCGAACTGCTGGTCAACATGATGGACCCGGAATGATGGACAAGATAGTTGCAGTAACACAATTCGAAGACTATGTTCTGATATTCACAGAGCATGGGAAGATTTATAGATTAAAAATTTCAAGATTAGACTATCAAATCCACATACAATTGCTGACACAAATGGACCTGAAATGAGAATCATCCGCACCCACGAATCCAAATCCTCAGACCTAACCTCGCAAAGCGAACGCGATTGGGTCTACAACGGCCTTGACTGTTGCATCACTATGGAGGTTCTCGATGCATTGCTTCCTCAGTTGGACGAGACAACTGAAAGGACCTATAACTTTTCCTTATCTCTACAGGGACCGGTCCTTGAGATGGGGCTGCGTGGAATTTTGGTCGATCAAAAGCGCAAGAACGAGGTCCTGGACTTGTATTTTGACCAGTTGGAGCAGCTGGAAGCCAACTTGGAACGAATCGTCCTTGATGGTGTCGGATTGCCAGGATTCAATTGGCGCTCCACAGCGGACCTACGCTCCCTCTTCTACGACTATCTCCGCATCCCGACCTTCACCAAGAATGGCCGACCCACTGTAGACCGCATTGCCTTGGAGAAGATGGAAGCCTATATCATCGCCAGACCCATCGTCCGTCACATGAAGGCGATGCGTGATCTAGGTAAGAAAATCTCCTTCCTCAAAACAGGGATAGACCCCGATGGTCGCATGCGCACTTCTTACAACATTGCTGGTACTAGCACCGGCCGCTTTAGTAGCTCTTATAGCGAGTTTGGTACTGGAACAAATCTCCAAAATGTAGAAGAGGCCCTTCGCTCTATTTTCATCGCTGATCCCGGTATGAAGATGGCTAAGTTCGACGCCAAATCAGGGGAGAGTTTCTGTGTCGGAGCAATCGAGTGGAACCTATTCCGAGATTCCAGATATCTTGAAGCGTGCGAGTCAGGCGATCCACATACTGCCGCAGCACGAATATGTTGGCCTGAGCTCTCATGGACTAATAATCTCTCGCAAGATAAAGACCTCGCGGAGACTCCGTACTATCGCCACTATACTTACCGTTTCATGTGCAAGAAGCTTGGTCACGGTTCGAATTACGGCGGAAGACCCGGGACCCTCTCGACGCAGGCGAAAGTCCCAATCGGCATTGTTCAAGACTTTCAATCAAAGTATTTCCGCGCTTTCCCAGCACACCAAGAATGGCATGAGTGGGTAGATGAAACAATCAGACGAACTGGAACTCTCACATCTCTTACTGACCGCCGCCGTAGGTTTTTTGGTAGGCGGACTGACGACAGCACATTACGTGAGGCGATCGCCTTCGATCCACAAGGAAGCCTTGCCGATATCGTTAACACTGCGATGTATCGAATCTGGAAAGCCAGAACCGCAGAGCTACTCATGCAGGATCACGACGCCATAACCATCCAATATCCAGAAGAACAAGAAGATGAAATCATCCCACAAATCTTGGAACAGCTGAAGGTGACTATACCCTTGCAGCACAATAGAACATTGGAAATCCCATATGACGCGAAAGTTGGATGGAACAGAGGGGACTACTCCAACAAGAACCCGCATGGACTCAAAGACTGGAAAGGCGGGGATAAACGGCAGCGGCCAAAGGAAGTCGGAATCTTGGATCGAGAGCTTCATTAAGTACGCTGATAACCTCGAATCGCCGCCCCTGTTTCGCAAGTGGGCGGCGATTACTACTCTGGCGGCTACGTTGGAGCAGAAGGTATGGTTGAGGACAGGTGTCTCAACTCTATACCCAAACCTCTATGTCTACATAGTAGGCCACCCTGGGATAGGAAAATCCCGCACGATCAATGCCGCAGCTAAGTTCTACCGCGACCTACCTGAATCTCACCCATCGCCAACCTCGATGTCAGGCGCATCAATGGTAGATGCCTTGCTCGCATCTAAGCGGTTAATCATGAGGCATAACGAAGATGCGCTCGATTACAACTCAATGTACATCGTCGCCGACGAACTTTCCGCATTCATCCCGAAGTGGGATGAAGAAATCGCGGGAAACCTCACAACCTTCTACGATGTGTCTATACCTTACGGACAGTCTCGTCGAGGGAATGACATTAAGATCAAAATCAAATATCCTCAACTTTCTATCCTTAGCGGAACTACGCCATCTAACCTCATGCGCTTTATGCCAGAGGCAGCTTGGGATCAAGGTCTTGCTTCGCGCATTATCATGGTATATGCTGATGAGAGAATCCTCACAGATATCTTCTCTGAAGAGGTTAGAGCGCTCCCTGAAGACATGCTCCATGATATTAAGATCATCAATAGCCTTGTTGGACAATTCCAAATCACCCCAGACTACAAAATCGCGATCAACAATTGGCGCAAAGCGGATGAGAACTACCCGCCGAAACCGACGCACCCGAAGCTGATCCACTACAACACCCGTCGTCTTGCCCACCTTCTCAAACTCTCAATGGTCAGTGTCATCGACAAATCCAACGGCCTTGTCCTCACTAAGGAGGACTTCAATCGCGCCTTAGGCTGGCTGATCGAAGCCGAAGCTACGATGCCAACGATCTTCCAAGCAGGCGCGGTTGGTGGCGATGGAAAGGTGATGCAGGAAATCTTCGACTTCGTCCGTGTCGGTGATCGTGGAAAAGGTGTTCCACTTCACCGCATCTACAACTTCGCTAAGGACCGAGTCCCTGCCTACGCTTTAAAAACAATAGTATCAACAATGGAAGCCGCCAATATGATCAAGGCAAAGTATCTCGATCCCCTAACCGGTCAACACTCTTATCAGGCGGTACTGGACTCCCCCCAAACCCAAAGATTTTTAACTCCAAACGATAAAGTCGGTTTGCATGGTGCCGAAAAGATGCATCATTCTCTCGACGATGTTCTTCTAAATCCTCAAGAAAAGCCAACCTCAACCCATTAAATTGGGTATTCAACCACACCATAAGTGTAACGATGGAGCCAGTCCATACAATGACTGACCCAATTAGGGTAAGTATGAAAGTGGCCCCATCGTACATTTCATTTCACCACGACGTTGCTTGGAGTAGCTCGACTAAGGGCCGACACATCAGTTCCCGCCTGACCAGTTGCTGAAGCATCAAGCGAGACTTCTTTAACCTCCGGCATATTCGCCACCGTGGTTACAAGTGCCGACTTTCTAGCGGTATAGGCACCCCAAATAGCAGTCGCAGCTGTACCGATACCAGCAATGACTGAAAGCCACGTGGCCTGATCGAGTCCGAAGTACCCTCTACCCGCCAAGAACCCAGCAATTGCTGCGATAATCGGCGCCAGAGTTGTTTGTAACTGAGTGGCGTTCATATCTTTCTTCCTCTGATTTCAACTCCCCTAACGATCACACGACGTGACCCACCTTCCGCCAGCGGCACACTAGTAACCGCCAGACAGACCTCTGCGATCAATGAGAATACTGGAGCAGAGGACTTCGATACCAGTGAGGCGATGGAAGCGACGGTCGGTGCAAATGCACATGCCTTCTGTATACCTGCGATCACCTGTCGGGTCTTCTCCGACACCTGCAAGTCTCCCTGAGGCATGGTAGCACAGCCACCTAGCAACAATGACATAGTCACAACAAGCCATTTCATGTGTCTCTCCTTTCAACAAAATGACCACTAACCCAGCCGTAGTAGTTGCCTGGGGTTTTCACATAAAGCCAAGTCGTAGTCCCGTTCTTGGCCTCACCTTGAATCTCGATCGACTGGCCTTTGTTCAAAACACCACGGATTGAATTGGCCACACCCGGACCTACTCGCATGTTCAGATCATTCACCAGCACCATGCCGATCTTGGCGACAGGTTTATCTGGCGGCTCTTGACCAGCGATGACCTGTCCCACTTCTTCCGCATCATGCTCCCCACCCTCCATCAAATCCGCAACTGCCATGATCATAGCCTTCTTATCCTGCGCTATGTTCTTCCCAGGGCAGTCGTGGGTAGTGCGAGGGTCTTCCTTGTGCAGAAAAATAACCCCATGGGGGTTAAGTCCAAGCAATTCACAGAGAAGAGCAGTCGCAAAGATGGTGTTGTTCTTAACCTTCAACCCTTCTCCACTATCATCATCCTCGCTGGCGAAGTCGCCAATCATCTCGATTCCGATTGACGTGGAGTTCCATGAAGGGGAATGAACGCCAGGTTTGTCGAGCGGATTCATCACCCAAATCAAATCGTTGGCGATGAATAGGTGCGGACATCCGCTCCATCCATTGTTCACCCTGAAGTACCGCTCGAGATTTTGTATCCTAGTAAGCCCCGGCACCAGCCCCTTTCGTTCATCCTCCTGTGCGGATTTGATCCATTGCTTCAACGAAGGCGCGGCGGTATTATGCCAGACAATCTTACTCGGCCGCCATTGTGGCCAACTTGTCTCCTTGACGTACCGTGCAAACCCCGACTGATTAAACCCCTTCTTGACAGCAGGCCAAGCCATTACTTCCTCCGTTTAGATTCTCCTGTGAGAACACCGCGCATAAACTCGACAATGTCCCTAGGATGCTGTTGTCCTGTCTTAAGATCGTAGAAGAACTCACCTGTCCTACCCATTTGCACGGCCCCAGGTACACCTGCAACAATGCCGATTGATTGGGCAGCATGCTTCACCGGATTCTTAACTCTCCTTCCATGCAACCAATCCCATCCATCCTTACCAAGCTGGCCAACTGCAGCGGCCATGTTCACGAAGGGATCAGTCTGTTTATATCCTTCCGAGTAGTAACTCCAACCGCCTCTGATATATGGAATCATTGCCATTGGTACAGTGGCAACACTTCGGGCAAGGTGAGCAAAAGCACTTTCGTCCTTCTTCTGCTTAGTGAAGATTGCGTAGTTCATAAAGGCAGCGATCGCGATGGTGCCATAAATCGTCTTCATCATTCCACTAAAGTCACCCTGCCTAGCCTGATGTGGAAGCTGTCGCATCCAATTCCTCTGTGTGGTGAAATATCCCATGAATAAAGTAAGCATCTTCATTGCTTCGTTCTTGTTCGCCATAAGCGCTGGTAGATCGCCGGCAGAGATAGCACCATGCCGTTCTCTAATCGCGGAGTCCGCTAGGTCAGATGCCTCAACATCGGTTCTACCCTTAGCTCTCTGTTTCATATATTCGTCATAAAAAGTAACCATACGGAACTGCTGCTCCATCCACATCAACGGACGATAAAGCTGCCGCACAATCCCCGCTTGATAAGACGTATATCCCCTCTGTCCAATGGTCTGAATAAGATGCTCCTGCACATCACGGTCGAAGTTGAAAAGCATGTGCTGCAGCTCTCTAGACTTCTCCATAACCATAGCTTTGTTAGCACTTCGATTGGCCAGGAATAAAGCAAGGCTCTTCGGGTTGAGCGCACCCATTGACGGACTGAGATAGACAGCGTAGTTCAGCGGCAACGCCGCGGTCATAATATTCAATCTAAACTGTCTAGCCGCATCCTGCCAGGCCTGTAGTTCCCTCTCAGGCGCAGAGAATTCATTAGCGATCCTCTTCAGCCACGGATCGAACTGTTGTTCATATTCAATTCCGTAATGCTTTCTGACAAGGTGCTTCACCTTTGGGTCATAGAGAATCTTTCCTGCCTGAACAATAAATTCACGATACGCTAGATCATGAATAACCTGCTGCATTCTGCCGGCAACATTCTCAATCCCGCCGGATATATCAACAAAATAAGTTGCTCTCGTGCGATCCTTATACATAGTCCGAGTTGTGGTAGCACGAACATAATCCGCATTTCCAAGCGGACCATTCTCATGCCCACTCTGCTCTTTAATTCCTCGGCCAACGAGTCTAAGTTTGTCAGGGATGAGTGGGAAATAGCCACCAGCATAATCACCAAAATTAGTCGTGATGGGCTTAGCCTCAACCCACTTCGGCACCTTCCCATTCAACTCCCTAACCATTGCATCGGTTTTCTTCTGCCAACCGGCAAACAAATCCCACGTGGCTTGGACGAAATCCCAATCTTCCTTAGTGGCGTTGCGATTAATAAGGTCCATTATCTTCGCTTGCATAGCAGGTACATCACCAAGCGGTGCTATCTTCGCCTCACCTAGCGCCGCTGATGCAATACCATGAGCGAGCTTAAACGAATTCCCCTCATTCCCCAAGTTCAACATCATCCGTATCATGTTCCAGCGGGTGAGTTGAAACGGGGTCATGGTACGATTATCAATAATAAAATCTTGATCGATTGATTCATCGAAAGTTCGCTGCCACTTTGGATTAAACCCTTCGATCTTCTTTAGGTCCTTTACCAACTGCGCTAACATATCAAACGACGTAGCCTTTGCCCGCGCAAATGGTACGACAATAGCCTCAAAGAACGGCCCCATCTCTTGTCGAAAGTCCAAATCCTTAAACACTTCCTCCATACGAGTCCATGGGGCATCGAGCCTATAGAGCCAGCCGCCTCCTTTCTGCTGTTTCTCTGCATCCGTAATAGGTCTCTTCTCAAGCTGTTCCCTAGCTTCTCTGATCCAATCCTCTTTGAGAACCTTATCCTTCCCTATAGTAACCTTCATCTCTTCGCGTCCGGTGTGGTTTAAGGCCTCGATAATATCCTTGAACTCACGATACTCCGCGACGGTCATGTCCTTAATTTGCTTGGGCTTATATCCCTCAGGAATGACTTCATTAAGTGCGCTACCAAACGCTGTACCACGACCTATGAATTCGTCCAGGGACTTGTAACTGTGGGCATCGATATCGGCCGCAAGCTCCACAGGTGTCATACGCAATCGTACCCCAGCATCAGACATAAGCTGGT